CGATATAGCAGATGGAGATGCAAGCGCACAAGGTTCTCCAAATGTCTTTGCGGGATAAGGTATAAATATAAACATGGCTACACGAAATACCAGACAATATTCAGATTTTAATCTTCTTTTCTCTTCTCACCCTGTAACTGGTGATGTAGCGAGAAAGAATGATGAGGAAGCTGTTAAGCAATCTCTTAGAAACTTAATTTCTACGAGACATTATGAGCGTCCCTTTCATCCTGAAATTGGCTGTCAGATCCATGGTCTTTTATTTGAGAACTTTAACCCTGTGACTGCACAGGTTATGAAGAAGACTATCTTTGATACAATTAATAAGTTTGAGCCAAGAGTAACGATATTAGAAGTTAAACTGCGTGAAAAAGCAGATAATAATGAAATTGTTTGCGACATAATTTTTAGACTTAATAACTCTGATAGACCCATTACTTTAACAACACTAATAACAAGAGTAAGATAATGTCTAACTTAAGAATCTCAGAACTTGATTTTGATCAGATCAAGACCAACCTAAAAACATTCTTGCAGGCTCAGTCTGAATTTACAGACTATGATTTTGAGGGTTCAGGTCTTTCTACTCTATTAGACGTCCTGGCTTACAACACCCACTATAATGCTTATCTAGCAAATATGGTAGTTAATGAAATGTTTTTAGACTCGGCAGTTAAAAGATCATCTGCTGTATCTATTGCTAAGCATCTAGGTTATACACCTGTGTCAACAAGAGGTTCTGTTGCAAATTTAGATATTGTTGTGACCAATCCATCCAACCTCCCTGCAGCTCTCACAATGGATCGCTATACCCCTTTCACGTCTACGGTTGATGGGGTTCCGTATACATTCTTAACTACCGAAGCAAAGACTGCTTTAAGAGTCGGCACAACTTATACTTTTTCAGACGTTGATGTAACCGAAGGTACATTGTTAAGCTATAGCTACGTTGTATCAGATACAACACCTAATAGTAAATATGAAATACCAAATCCTGCTGTTGATACTACAACAATATTGGTAAGTGTTCAGACGTCATCCTCTGATACCACAACTACAACGTATACGTTGACTACTGACATAACAGGTTTAGACACTACATCTAAGGTATATTTTTTAGAACAAAACTCACAGGGTAATTATCAAATATATTTTGGTGATGGGATTATAGGTAAGAGTCTAACGGCTGGTAACATTGTTACAATTCAATACATGATAGCTACGGGTTCAGCTGTTAATGTATCTAGTACTGTAACTCAATTGTTTACAGCAGGAACTACTATCGGTGGTTCAAGTAATATTGCCATTGCTGTTAATAGTAATTCAACCGGTGGTGCAGATGCTGAAAGCATTACATCGATTAAATTTAATGCACCGAGGGTTAACGCATCTAAAAATAGAGCAGTTACAGCTGCTGACTACGAGGCTTTAATCTTATCTAATTATGCAGGAGCTGAATCGGTATCTGTATGGGGGGGTGAGGATAATGATCCACCTTATTACGGAAGAGTAGTAATATCACTTAAACCGTTCACTGGATTTACAATTTCTGATGCAGCAAAAGAATCTATTGCTAATAATATTTTAAAATCTAAACAAGCCATTACCGTTACTCCTGTTTTTGTAGACCCAGTTTACTTCCATGTAGGCATAAATGCGGATGTGATTTATAATTCTTCCGCTACTACCCTATCATCAGAACAAATTAAAACTCAAGTTAACGATGCTATTACAGCATATTTTTCAACCAGTTTACAGAAATTTAATAAGAATTATACCCATTCAACATTAATTAACGCCATTCTATCTAAAAATAATTCTATTACAAGCGCGTTATTATCTGTAAAGCTACAGAGAAGATTACTACCTACATTGAATACGATCAATGTCTTCAGTGGCGATACATCGATTAAGTTTAGAAATGCTATTAAACCAGGTACTCTATCTTCCAGCTTCTTCTTTATAACTGTTAACGGTGTTACAACATTAGTAAAAATTACCGATCTTCCAGATACAACACCTTCGAGTGATACAGGTACTGGTACACTACGTCTTGTTAATTCTACTACAGGTGTTATCATAGCAACAAATGTTGGCACAATAAACTACGGTACAGGTATTGTAAGCATTACAAGTATTACCCCAACAGGGCTCCCTGCAGGTACCTCGGATATTAGAATTACAGGAAGCATTCAAGAGACAAGTTATAATCTGTCAGTCTCTAGAAATGAAATAATTGTTCAAGATGACACCACTACAAATAAAATCGGTGGATTAGTAGCCGGCACAAATGTAACAGTTACTGCATCAGTTTAATATGTCTACAACACGAATTAAAGAAAAAGTATCGCAACTGGTTAACAGCCAGTTACCTGAATTTATCAGGTCTGATTATACTACGTTTGTTGCTTTTCTAGAATACTACTATCAATTTTTAGAACAAGATCAAAACGCATTAGAGCTGGTACAAAACGCAAGACAGTACAGCGATATCGACCAGACTGCAGATTCCTTTGTAAATTATTTTTTAAATAATTATGCGAAAGACTTACCTCAAAGTTTATTAGTTGATAAAGGGCTTTTAATAAAAAGAATTAAAGGTCTTTACGCTGCCAAAGGCGGCTCTTTATCTATAGAAACCCTATTTAAGATTCTATACGATACAGCTGCCTTAACTAGACACCCGTACGACTCAGTATTAAGACCTTCTGATGGGAAATGGAATCAGCGAAATTCTCTTCGTGTACGTAGAACAACTGGTAGTGTAGGTGATATTAAAGACCGTTTTATTACATTTACTAAAAATCGTGTTAAGTATACAGCAGAAGTACTAAGAGTAAAGACATTAGATACTAATTTGTATGAGATATTCTTTCATGCCCCTTACCCTGTTCCTTTTGAAATAAACGATACAATATCGATAAGTAACGATACCAGTGTTATATTTACAGGAATATTGCAACCTACATTAACAACGTGGAGTATTATATCTGGTGGTAATAACTTTTTACCTGGTCAAGTCTTTACCCTTGCAATTGCTGGTGGCTTAAACACTCTAGTTAGAGTTACAAAAGTTAGTAGCAGCGGTACCATTGAGAGACTAAAAATACTAAGTTATGGCTTTGGTTTTAATGAGAGTATTTCTATTAATCTTTCAAACACCGGTGGTGTTTCAGCTCGAACCAAATACCTATCTACAACAAGTGGTGGTTTCTCTGAAGTTATAACCGTCTTAAGACCTCATTCAATACTAAGTGCTAATAGGTATTTTGACTCTGATTATATCAGCCCGTATGACTACACCGGTGATGACCTTGTAAGTCAAAATCTAACTTCTCAGTTATTAACCTCTGTAACAACTGCAGGTACAGAGAATCCTAATGATGCTGTTTTATCATTCAATATTGGTCCTATTGCAAGGTACCCCGGGGAGTATACTTCAACCCAAGGCTTTTTATCCGAACCTGATAATAGGCTTCAAGATGATGAACTGTACCAACCATTTGCCTACCAAGTTGTATCAGAATTAGATATTAGCGTATTCTATGATATAGTCAAGAAACTTATTCACCAAGCTGGTACCAATTTATTTGTTAACCGTGTACTTTCTACAACGGCCGATTTATCAGCAGCAATTAGTGTTCAAAGTAGAAAGAATGTTCAATCTGAATTGAACAGTGTATTTGCAGTACTTGAGAATCTATCAAAAGTCAGTTATAAAACACTTGATACAGATACGGTAAATCAATCTGACGCAGTAGCTAAGACGTTCTCTACCACTATAAATAATACAGATAGCACGGTGTCGTTTACAGAATCAGTCTCTGGTACAATGTATATTTCAGACTATTCTGATATTACATACTTCCTAGAGCTCTACACATCATCTCCGCCCGTCACGGTAATTTAAGGAAAATTAATGTTTACAGAATCAATAAACGTAAAAGGTAATTTAGAGGTCATACTTCTAGATGAGAACGGTCTTCAAAAAGACTATAGACAAGTTAAAAACTTAGTTGTTGCTGTGGGTAAAGATGTCATTGCTTCCCGCTTGGTAGGTAACTCGTTAGCAATTATGAGTCACATGGCTGTTGGCTCTTCTAATACAGCAGCGACAACTTCTCAAACTACTCTCGGTACAGAGTTAGGACGTGTTGCTCTTGACTCAACAACTCGTGCCGCTAATACTATTACCTATATTGCTACCTTCCCCGCAGGAACGGGTACAGGTGCACTTACGGAAGCTGGAATCTTAAACGCTTCCTCTAGCGGGAATCTACTCTGCCGAACTGTATTTGGTATAGTAACCAAGACTGCTAGTGACACTGTTATTATTACCTGGAACGTTACTGTAGCATAACATGGCCTTCCTTTTAAAAGATGCCATCCACCATTCACTGGTGGAGACGGTGTATAACGAAATTTTATCTCGCCGATCTAATTACTATTACTTTATAGGTAATGTATTGGACTGGGCTGATCCTCAAAATCCAGGTGTACCTGAAGCTACTGGTGATTACGAACGTTATACTCGTAATGGTATTTTAAGCGTAAAGAAGATAAATTTTAGAGATATTTCTTATGTAATCCCTAGAGTAAACTGGGTGACTGGTACTGTGTATGATCAGTACGATAATAACTACAGTACAAGTTTTACCTCTTCAAGCGGAGCTACAAGACTTAAAGATGCTAACTTTTATGTATTGACTACCTCTTTTGGTGTTTATAAGTGTATCTCTAACAATAACGGGGCAGCATCTACTGAAGAGCCTTCTGGTCAAGACATAACGACTATCACTACAACTGATGGTTATGTTTGGAAGTACTTATACACAATCCCTCTTTCATCTCAAAATCGATTTTTAACTGTAGACTTTATGCCAGTTCAAAAAGCGGTTACAAATGCGTATTACTCTAAAGGTGAAATTGGTAGTATTACTATTGATAGCCCGGGTTCAGGTTACAGTGGTAATGCCGATGTGACGCTTACCGTTCAAGGTCAATTTTTAGGCCGTACTGGTAATTCAATTGCAAATTTAACTCCCGTATTTAATACCTCTGGTGAATTCATTGATGTAATTATTAAGGATGCAGGCGCTAATTATAAAACTGCAACAATTAATATTGCCGATGCATCTGGTAAGGGTACCAGCCTTCTTAAAAATATAAGCAATGTTAGAATTTATAACCCTGGTGCAGGATACACAACAGCAGCCGTTGCTAATACAACTGCAACAATAGTAACTACCGGTGCTATTCAACCTACTGCCAATGCATTTGCCAATTTAATATTCAGTAGTAACTCTCTTGTCGATATCGTTATTACGAATAAAGGTACAGGGTATAATACTAACGTTATTGCGAACACTACAATAACAATATCTACTACTGGTAATACTCAGCCAACATCTAATGCATCAGCCAATTTGTACTATGCAACTTCTGCTGTCTTAACTCCTGTTCTACGCAATGGAGCTATTCATTCGGTTCTTATTGAAGATGAAGGTACAGGGTACAGTTCTAACATTCAAACAACTATTTCTGCTATAGGTGACGGTACTGGGTTTGTAGCAACCCCGTTCATTAACGCTGCCGGTGAAGTAGAAGATATAATTATTGAAGAGAGAGGTATAGGTTATACTAGTTTAGATATTTCCTTTGCAAGTGCTACGGGTACAGGCGCTTTAGCCCATGCTAATCTTTCTGTTGACGATTTAGATACCTTACAGACAATTGTTGAACTTTCTGCAATTAGAGGTGGTATTCATGCATTTCGAGTAAGCAACGTTGGTTCTGGTTATACATACGCTAACGTTGTAATTACTGGAGACGGAGACGGCTTTGTTGGTCAACCGGTCCTTGTAAATAATACAATTAGTTATATCTCTGTAACATCACCAGGTTCTGGCTATAACTATGCCAACGTTGTAATTACAGGCAATGGATCAAATGCTAACGTTTCTGCAATTATATCCCCTTACGGTGGGCATGGCAGTGACTCAGTTAGAGAACTCCTTGCTGATACTTTGATGCTAACGTCAACTATAAATAATGAAAAGAACCAAGGCGTTACAGTTAGTAACGACTACAGACAATTCGGTATTATTAAAGACGTTAAAGTATATGGTTCAGAACAAGACTATGCTCCCCCAGCAAATAGTGGTAGAGCATTTGCCAATATTTCAGGTAGTGCTTGCTATTTACTAACCCTCGATACAGTAAGTGGGTTAGCAGCAGATACTCTTCTCCAGCATAGCATGGGTAATTCAACTCTTAATTTGGAAGTAGTTGAAGTGATTGGTGCTACCAATCAAATACTATTAATGTACAAAGATACTCATGATTTAGCTGTAGGTGATGTTTTGTTAGATACAATTACAGATACAGAATATACTATTGATACAATCAATGCGGAACCTACTATAAATAAATTTAGTGGAGACATGCTATACATCGATAACAGAACAGCTGTTAGCTATAGCGCTCAGCAACTAGTTACATTAAGAACAGTAATCAAATTATAACAGGTAAGAGATGGCGATTAATTTTAACACCGATCCGTACTACGATGACTTCAGTGAAAGTAAAGAATTTTACCGTATTCTTTTTAAACCCGGTCGTGCTGTCCAAGCCCGAGAGTTAACACAACTACAGACTACCTTACAAAATCAAATCGCTAGATTTGGTCAGAACGTATTTAAAGAGGGTGCAATTGTAATACCCGGTCAGCAAATATTTGATAACTTTTATAACTTTGTAAAACTTACTGATAGTTTTAACGGTGTAGTTTCTGATGATATTTTAGCAGACTTAGTAGGCGGTACTGTTGTAGGTCAAACAACCGGTGTTACAGCTCGAGTTGTTAACCATACTGTGTCTGAAAGCGGTGACCCATCTACAATTTATGTAAAGTATACTAGTTCAGGTACTGATAAAACAACAGCAGTATTTGCAGCCGGTGAGTTATTAACTTTTACATATGGTGCAAATAGTACCGCTGTATTGCAAGCTGCTGCTGCCTCAGCTACAGGTAAGGGTGTTGCGTTTTCAATTGCAGCTGGCGTTATTTTTTGCAAGAATAATTTTGTATACTTTGGAGATGAAACTCATATTGTTTCTAAGTACAGTGATACTCCATCAAAATCAGTCGGCTTTTTAGTTACAGAAAGTATTCTTACTTCTGATGATAATGAGACTTTATTAGATCCTGCAGCAGGTTCAAATAACTATTTTGCACCAGGGGCTGATCGATATTCTATTAGCTTATCTCTTCAATCTAGAACTTTACCGGAGGCTGATACCGTTGATAATAACTATGTAGAGATTTCTAAAATAGAAAACGGTATTATGATTTATCAGAAGTCCGCTTCTGATTACAACGTTTTAGGAGATGTACTTGCAAGACGTACTTTTGATGAGTCAGGTAACTATACAGTTAAGCCATACGGGTTAGAGAATATTGAACACTTAAGAACATCAGCTGCCAGTATTAGAGATGGCTTATATACAGCCAATTCTGGAGGTAATGCCGAGTTATTTGCTAGTGTAATATCACCCGGTAAAGCTTATGTTTTAGGTTATGAAATTGATAATTTAAAAAGCAAGTATGTTGCAATTCCGAAAGCAAGAGACTTCACAGCAGTCAATAATAGCACTATCTCTTCCTTAGTAGGTAGCTATGTTACTATAACGGGTCTTTTTTCTGTACCTGATTTAATAACATTAAGTGAAGTAGACTTATATAACGGTTATACGGCTACACCAGGTTCACCTGCAGGTACAAAAGTAGGTACTGCAAGAATTAGAGCTATTACTTACATTTCTGGTTCCGGTATGACAGCCACATACTCGGCCTACCTGTTTAACATTAAGATGTTAACAGGGTATGCTTTTGATAAAGATGTAAGACAAATTTATTATAACAACAGTGGGTTTGTTGACTCAACGGCCAACGTTATTCCAACTCTAGTTTCTATTACAGGTACAGTTACAACTACTAACGCAAGTAACGTTATTACTGGTGTTGGTACAAAATTTAATACCGATCTTCGAAGTGGTGATTATATTACTATTAATGGTAATATTTCTGCTATTAGTAATGTTGTAAGTGATACTACTGTATATGCAAGCGCTAATTTAATCGGTAATATTTCTGGCATTAGCGCATCTAAGCATACATCTGTAATTACAAATAACCCATCAGAAAATGATGCAACCTATTTGTTTGAGTTCCCTTACCCTATAATTAAAACTGTCGATCCAACAGATACTGAAACGTCTTATTATACAAGACGTGTATACGATAGAACGTTAAGTGGGGGCAATGTAGCTATTACTGCCGGAACAGATGAGGTGTTTGCGCCTTATTCTGTAACTAATTATATTGTTGTAGATAAATCAGATGGTTCATATATTCCTTTAACTGGTAATGTTACTAGATCTGGATCACCAACAGGTAAGACTGTTACCTTCTCATTAGGTAGCGGGTACGGGACACACGATGTTCGTATTGTTTCTACTATCGCAAAGACTAATTCTGCTGCAAATAAAAAGACCAAGACCCTTGTTAGCGGGTCTACTATAGACTTTACAAGTAATACAACAGCTAC